GACCTTGGAGCTAGGCCGTGATTGAAACCCTTGCCGCGATCGACACACCGCATTTTTATGCCGGGATCGTGGTGCGCGGCGACAAAGTGATCGAGGCGGCAAACATCGTGCGCTACATGCGCGGATGGTCGCGTGAGAAGGTGAGAGCCTATTGCGAGCGCAAGGGCTGGAAGGTGTCGGTCGTGTCGGTCACATCATTTGGGGCGTCTCCCCAAAATGGTGTGACGAACAAGGCAGCGCAGTTTGCCGCCGATGTGGTGCCGTATATCCGATGAATGCGGCGAGAACGCATTGGTGGATAAGTGGCTTCGTGTATGGCTTCGTTGTCGGTGGTCTATTGGTGGCAACGTTGTGGCTTGCATCTTCGGTGGCACAAGGCGAGCCCGCACGGCGGGGTGGCAAGTGTTTTCAGTTTAGCGCCTCTTGTCCTCCCGGCACGAGCGGGCGCAATGCGGGATGGTGCGACCGGGTGAGGTGTCCGAAGCGTCATGATTGAGCTTTTGCAGAGCTTTCAGGCGTTGTGCATCACGATATGGGTACCGCCGCTCGGCTTGGTGTGGCTGCACGCGATCAACGCGGAGGTGTAAACCGATGGGCGTCCCGTATGCGAGCGCGAGCACCGGAGCGGCGGCGCAGAAGCGAAGGGTTGGAGGACGACGCGATGAAAGAACTAGAGAGTAGTCACCTGTCGGGCTACGAGTATTACCCGGATGGGCGGTTGGTCGTGTATTTCCGTGGCGGTCGCGCCTACACCTACAAGGACGTGCCGTCGGAGGTGGCGAAGGGGTTGGATACGGCGGAGAGCGCGGGGAAGTTCTTTCACGCCAACATTCGAGACAAGTATGCCTACAAATAGCTTGCCGCCGCTGCCGTGGAGCTATCAGACCGTCGGACCAGCCAACGAGCCAGGCAATCCCTTTGTCTATTTGCTCGACGCTAACGGTCGCAAGATTGCGTCATTGTGGGGAAAGCCCGCCGAAAAGTTGGCCGTTGCCGAATTAATTTGCGACGCGTCGGATCGTGCCCATGCCGGAAAAACCTAACCCGCATAAAGAGGAGGCAATCCGCGCACTCGGATCGAATGCGGTCACTGCGCATCAGGTGTTGTTCGCCCATCGCCATCCCAACGTCACGCCGCCGTTCCACAAAGAGATTATCGAACTTTGGCACTCGGATCATCCGCAAGTGCTGATCATGGCGTTTCGCGGCGCCGCCAAGTCGTCGTTGGCGGAGGAGGCGATTGCTATTCAGGCGTGCTATCGCCGGTTTGCCAATGGGATCATTCTCGGTGAGACCTATGAGCGCGCGGTCGAGCGTTTGCGCGCGATCAAGCACGAATTCGAGAACAACGAATTCATTGAGGACTTATTCGGCAACATGGTCGGCACGACGTGGGCCGAAGATAAGATCATTCTGACAAACGGCGTGATCATACAATGCTTCGGCCGGGGGCAATCGCTGCGCGGGTCAAAGCACCTCGCCAAGCGGCCCGATCGCGCGTTCTGCGACGATATCGAGAACAAGGAAAGCGTGGCGACGCCGGAGGCGATCGAAAAAACGATGGATTGGTTCGTCGCCACCGTCATGCCAGCGCTGGAGCCCGGCGCCAAGATACGCATCAACGGCACGCCGCTGCACCCGCGCTCGGTCATCTGCCAACTGGCGCTCGATCCCGATTGGGTCAGTAGGACTTACCCAATTGAACGGATCAACAACGAAGGTGAGCGCGAGAGCCTATGGCCCGACCGCTTCACCTTGCACTTTATTTCCAACAAGCGGTGGAGCTACGATCGGCTCGGCATGCCGCAAGCCTACGCACAGGAGTATCTATGCAAAGCGGAGGACCCCGCGACCAAGCCGTTCACGTCCGAAATGATCAAGGTCGAGCCGACGGTGCGGACGTGGCAGGCGACCTTTGCCATGTGCGACCCGGCGCGCACTGTGCGTGCCACCTCTGCCTCAACGGGTTTCGCTGTTTGGTCATGGATGGGCTTCAAGCTCGTGGTGTGGGATGCCATCGCGGGCTTTCTCAAGCCGGACGAGATTGTTGATCGCATTTTCAAGATCGATGCCGAATATCGCCCGGTGGTGATTGGCGTCGAAAAGACCGGGCTGGAGGAATTCATTATGCAGCCGCTGCGGCACGAACAGGTGCGGCGCGGTTACGCCATCCCGATCCGCGATATGCAGGCGCCGCGTGGCAAGCTCGATTTCATCCGTGGGCTACAGCCGTTTTTCAAGGCAGGCGAGGTGATCTTTGCCAAAGACTGTCCCGACGCGCGTGCGCAATTCTTAGGCTTCCCCACCGGGCGCATCGATATCCCGAACGCGCTCGCCTATGCGCTCACGCTGCGGCCCGGTGCCCCGATCTATGAGAACTTCGGCAACGTCAACGTGGTTGAGGATTTGCCGATATCGTCCTATGCACCGTGCTTCCTCGCGCTCAACTCCGACGGTCGCTGCACCACCGCCGCGCTGGTGCAGACGATCGACGGCGGGCTCTGCGTTTATGCCGATTGGGTGCGGGAGGGTGATCCGGGGACGAACCTACACATTATACTACAGGAGGCCGGGTTGCTGGCGCAGGCCAAGGTGAGGCTCTACGCGCCCGCCAAACACTTCGGCGCCTATGATAATGTCGGGTTGCGGGTCGCGGCTCGGCTGGTCCCGGCAGACCTTGGCCGTGGCGGCTCGGATCTCGCCGGTCGGGAGCAAATCCGTGCCCTCCTCGCCCGTTTGGTACGGACCCGACCGGCTTTTTTGGTCTCGACACAGGCACGGTGGACCTTGAACGGGCTCGCCGGTGGTTTCTGCCGCGATATCGCCAAGTCGGGCGCGCTCACGCAAGAGCCGGTCAACGGCCCTTACCGCGTGCTGATGGAGGGGATTGAGAGCTTCGCCGCGCTGATGAAGTCGAGCTATCTCGCGGAGGAGGAGCTACCGCCAAATTACGCTTACACCGCCGACGGGCGGCGCTATCTGTCGTCGCGGGCGAGTTAGCGGAAACCCTTCGCCAGCAAATCGCTTTGCAGCGCAGCCGCAGTCAGGTCGCCCGCCCATCCGTCAACGTTGAGATTGTGCGCTTTCTGGAATTGCCCCACGACCGTCTTGGTCTTGTCGTCATAGATGCCGTTCACCGTGAGCCCGGCGCTCAACAAATGATTGAGCCCGTTCTGCACCCATTCGGTGCGCTCGGGAAAAAACATCACCGCGACCGCTGCGGCTGCGGCCTTTGCGTCCGCTAGATCAGGAAAGATTTCGTGACCGATGACGGCGAGCGGCGAGAGTAGATCACCGGCAAGGTCGGCCACCGCCTTCTCGATCGGCGTACCCAAGCGCGCCATCACCATCAACTTGTCGCGCAGGTTGATGGCGCGGAACACGAGCGGCAGGAATTGCACGAAGCCCTCCATTTGCTAGACCTCCTGCAACACAATTTGCACGTCCTGAATGCTCGCGACGCCGCCGCCTATCGCTGCAATCGCGATATCAAACCATTGTGGCACACCGAGCGGCAAGTTTACATTTCCACCCACAATCGAAAATCCAGCATTCTGCTTGGCGGAGATCATCACATAGTGCTGCGTGATCGACCACTGCGTGCCCGGATTGCCGGTCGTCCCATTCGATGGCGGCGTCCCTGTTCCGTGTCGTCCGGTGATGTTGACCCCGCCTTGGTTTAGTGTGGACGTACAAATTCCAGATATTTGCGCCAAAATTCGTCCCGTCGTTTTTGGCGTTAGTACAAATCCTTGAAGCTGCCCCAACCCCATCATGGTATCGGCAGCATTGGCCGTTCCGGTGATCGTTGCGGCATATCCGCTTGTAAGAGGCGGGCCGTCAGCCGCTCCTACCGTTGGGGACCAGCGCGCACACCACCATTCGAGCGCGGTCAACGGCCAATTAAGTTCAGTGATCGGCTTCCAGCCGATTTGCTCCATGCTTGCGGGCGGTGGCGATGACGTTGGTGCGTTAATGCGGCAGGTGACGATGCCTTTATCAACGACGAGTTGGCCCCGGACACTGTGTGCCATGTCCTGCACGACGGAATAGGCACAATTTCCGCAACTTTGATTTGCGGGAATGGGCATCGTTTGGTCACGGCGTGGTGGACATTCGCAGTTGGCCGCTCGTGTTGCAGGTGAGCACCGTCCGCACGCCAGCGCTCAATGTCGGCGCCCCGCTTACGACGATGCAGCCGTTCACGCTATCCGGCACGGTTTGCTGCGCTACCGCGTAGCCGATCGCCGCCGCCACGGCGAAGCTAAACCACGTCAGCGCGAGCGCGAGCTTGGGCGTCATATCACTTCGTCCGAATGCTTGCTCTTACTCTTGCCGCTCTTGGGCTCGGTGGAGGTGGTTGTGCCTTCGGGCGGCGTCGCTGGCACGAGTGTATGGCCGGTTACGGGACCGTTGCGCTGGAAGGTGATGTTGAGCGCCGAACCATCCTCCAGCAAAATTCCAAGATGCTTGATGGCGGTATCAGTGGGCTCAACCCAAAAGCGCAGCGAGGCGACGTGCGGAACGTCGCCGCCGGTGAGCGGTGCAAGGTCGATGGTTTGCTCCTCGATTGACCAGTGCATTCCCGGCATGGTGGCCTCCTCTATATATAAGGACATGGGATGGCGCGG